CAGCAGCAGTTGAATGGAAATCTTCATCCGCGTCAGCAGCAGATGATCCAAACACAGATTGCCATGCTCCAAAACACCATCTCAACGATGGACAAGACTGATTTGACCGGGTATTCCACTGCACTTGAGCGCCTCTACATGCTTCAGAATCGTATTGCCAATTCAAACGTACAAGTCGTGAACACACTGCTGGCCCAAAAGATTCAGGTCCTTGAGCAGTTGACCAATTGCGGAAACAATTAAATAAAAATACATTGGAGTAAACTAAATGGATTCGACAGCCATCCTGGTCGAAGCCGAACGAAAATTTATGATCAAGTTGTGCAATGCAATGACACCCACAATGATTGATGCATTTTACGAGTTGTACAAGAAAGCTGTTGAAATTTCAGGGGGACAAAAAACACTCATGAAATATCAGGTTCTTCTTCAGGAGGTGCAGCACTGGAACAATACCATGGCGAAACAGCATACGGATGCCATCATAAAGTCCTGTGCCATGTTCCCCAATTTGCTCGCGGCTGTTTTTGTCATTTCCGTCAAGATCATGTCCGCGGTTCGCATTTCAACTGAATCCAAAAAGATTAATATCAAGTTGCCATCGAATGACGTTTTTGTGCATTCGTGCTACATTGCCGCGGCCAAGAGCCTGTACGAAGACCCGTACGACATTTCTGATAAAATGTCCGATCAGGAACGCCGCCTCAAACTCGCGAAGCGTTTCAGTGAATTGATCAAAGAGGTTGTTGATGATTTCATCCCCGTTCAGCAAATTCTCGATACGTACATTCCAAACTTTTCTGGAGAGCTGGACATGTCAGCTGGTCCGGTTGAGCCTGAACTCGAGGAGGAGCAGACGGTCCCCGAGGCGGTTCCAGAGGTGACGCCGCCCGAAGCGACTCCAGAGGCGACTCCTCCAGAGGCGCCAGAGGCGCCAGAGGCGCCAGAGGAACCGGCTGCGGCACCGCCGCCAGAGGTGAAAGAGGTCAAGGTGCACCAAGAAACACTGTTTGATGACGCGCCGTAAAAGATTTCCTCAAGTAAATATAGATGTTGAACGACTATTGTCGAGATCCAATGCACGCGGCACTCATTGCCGCCGGAGTTACTGTCGGGTACGTGTACATCAAATCATCGATGAATAATGAAAAACTTCCAAATTCCGCATACACAAAGCCTGCGTTCCTTGTAGGGCTTCTCGTGTATTTCATTGTTCAGCAGGGGAATGCACATCACGAAACGCTCGTGCGAACTCCATACTAATTAAAGATTACACTGTAAACTATCATAATGGCGACCACCACGAATGCATTCAATGATATGATGCAGCAGTTCCTGGACGAGCTTGTTCTCACGTTTCCAGCCGAGAAGAAACTCGTAAAGTATCAGAATACCTTTTCGCTCCTTCGCAAGGCGAGTCCAAAAAGTCCAATGAATGAGTTTATGGAGAGCGTATCTCCGTACGCAAGCCACCTCATGCAGAAGGATGAAGTCTTTTTTACTACGCACGCCGCCGAGATCCGGTTTCTCGATGATCTCGACATTTCCCGTCTGTGGAATTCGGATCTGTCCGTAAACACAAAGAATGCCATCTGGCAGTACCTGCAGACCCTCTACATCCTCGGTACGACACTGACTGCTCTCCCAGCCGAGACCCTCAACATGATTGAGAATGTCGCGCAGCGGTGCGCAAGTCAGTTGCAGGAGAATGCAACCAGCGAGGATGGAACCATCGACGAGTCGGCGCTTATGAATACAATGAATGGACTCATGTCAAGCCTGCTTAAGAAGGGTCCACTCGCATAGAAACTTTCTCCATATACAATAGAATGATTGACATACGCGATATTTTTGAAAAAGATCAGCTGCTTGACTTTTGGCCAACATCGCAGCAGACGGCGGAAGAACGTGTGCTCGCAACAACTCGATTTATTTTATACGCCATGGTTCTCGTGTACATTATCCGTCGTGACGCCCGAGTCGTAGCACTCGGCATACTTTGTCTTACAGCTCTTTATATACTCTATTCATCGAACATGATTCCAGACGGCGTTCGTAAAACTGTCAATTCACCCCTGAGTGGGATACGCATGCCAACACGGGATAATCCAATGGCGAATTATCTCCTCGGCGATGATCCAACCTATAATCAGCAGGCGCCGTGGTACCCCACGATGAAGAAGGAGGTTCAGCAACAGTGGGAGTCCATTCATCCGTTTGAACGCAAGCGGGACGCTGAACGAAACTTTTACACGACTGCATCGTCATCTTGGCCAAATGATCAAGCAGCCTTTGCATATGCGGCGTTTGGAAAACCATTCAGCTCAACGTGTCGCGACGACCCAGAATCCTGCAATCCAGATGGACCATATGCTCGTGGCCCAGAAACTGTCCAGCTTCGTGGTGGAAACGGCGGCGGCCACGGAACAGGCAAATAAAAATATCACTTCATACCAAATGCCAAGTAGCCTTCTGCAACCTGGGCTTATAATGCTCGAAGAGGGGATCTATTACGGCCCGAAAAACACAAATTACGAAGTCATGGTGATGACTGATGACGCGCTCCGGTCACAGACCACGTCTCGTAATAACAAGTACTATGCTGACAAGCCGTACGATTTTCCCCACATGGAACTTGAAAATCCATTCAATCGTTTCATGACGTGGGACCCAGTGAGCACATACACTCGGTATCAATCGATGTCATATGCCAAACGGTATCCAACTGATAAATAAATTCTTCCCAAGTAATAGATGGACCCGTTCGCTCTTGCTGCAGTTGTCGGACTCGTTTTTGCCGGGAAAAAGATTAGCGATTCAAAGGCGGTCCAGGCAACTCAGCCGGGCCCGCCCCCAGTACAAATTGATAAATTTGATCTCGTCCAATACAAATTTGCTCAACAAGACCAGCAGATTGATCCATTGAACACTGAACCCAACACTGGCCGGGGATTTTCTGGAAACTTTCGCCTCCCCCCAAAGGATGTCGTTCCAAACTTGAGTGACATTACGCCTTCAAACAGCAAATTTCCGTATGGACAGCCAGTCTACACGACTGATGCAAGCCGTGAGCCAGTCACAAATAAAATGAACAACGTGAACCCAGCAGATAAAGTATATGTCGGTCGTGGTCTGGGACTTGATCCAGATGTTCCCGCCTCTGGAGGCTTTCAGCAGTTTTTTCGCATTTACCCAAACAATGTGAATGAAGAGCGACTGACAAATCTGCCCGGAAACTGGGGAGGCCCCGCCAATCCAATTGTGAAGAATGGGTCTGCAATTCTTGGTGAAATTAGTCACCCGGCAAAACTGTCAAAAACGACACAGAATTACCCATCGATGCCAACCCGGGCCCAGGGCCAAGGTGGTTCAATCACCGCCCCAGAGGAGCGCCCCGATTTCCAAAAGACGCGCCGGACGACGAATCGCCAAGAGACTGGTATGCGCACAGACGGTCTGAGTATGGGTCCTATGCAGTACATGGTCTACGAAGGGTACGAAAATTCCGCATACAAGGACCCTGCTCGATGGACAAAAAACCGCATCAATCCAGATCGTGCTGCAAATCCGGCCCGGATGAATGTTCGTGCCGACCCAGTCGGCGCAGTCGGCGCAAATACGCAAACTCGTCTCGAGGCTGGTGCACTCCCCGTGAGACCTGCGGATGCATCACGCGGGTCTCGCTACATTCCACCGCAGTACAACACACTCAATGTATTTAAAGGACAGCCAGATCCTCGGAATACTTCAGAACGTCTGCATCTGGCTGCAAATGTACTGAAAGGGAATCCGTTTAGCCACACATTTAGCGCAACGCCAACCACGGATAAGACGCCTCTCGGCCAAACTGTAAATTAAATTGTATTATATAAATGCAAATTTGGAAATGGGTTCTTTTATTGGGACTTTTATTTGTGATTACCTACCAACCTAGCGGGAAAGCTGCCAATTTTTTTACAGAGCCTATAGTAGTTAATAATGGAGACGCGAGAGCGACATAAAAGTATTGCAATACCTGTGACGACGATTGGAAATAAGCAGTACATGCTCATTGTCCACGATCGGAGGTATCAAGAGTGGACGTTTGTCACAGGTGGGTGCAGACGTCGGGAGGTGATCAACCCATTGAGATGTGCAGTTCGTGAACTCGAAGAGGAGACACGCGGAATGATCAATTTGAAAAAGGGTGCATATTCATATTTTCAATTTGCAACAAAGTATAAAGGCCCAGGAGATTCAGAGTCTGACATTGAAGATGATGTGACGAGCATTTATCATGTGTATATTATTGATTTGCCCATGACGGCTTTCGAACATACATATATCATTCGTCGTTTTAACGAAGAAAAAGCCAAGATGGAAAACAGGCAAATGTATTTTCGAAAAAACTATGATGAAAATGATAAAGTTGAATTTGACACCATCGAGGGAATAACTGCTCGTGAAAATCTATGGGATATGATACGAACCCATGTAATCACAAATCCAGATTTCCACGTAGCTCTTTCTGCGCAACGAACCAATTTTTATTTTAGAAATTGAAAGTAGAATGACAAAATCAAAACGTGTCTTTGCCGAAATGCTTGTCCACGCTCGAGGATATGGAGACCCCGATGAAATTGTAAAGACAATGAGCCTCGTTGAGATTATCTATGAAATGAAAAAGGCGGAAGAGCCCAAGGAGCCCGAAAAGGCTCCGGAGCCCGAAAAAGTCCCCGAGCCCGAAAAAGTCCCGGAACCCGAAAAAGTCCCGGAGCCCGAACCTCAGTTTATAATGAAGTTGAAGGATTTCTGGAGTCGAGTGACATACGACTCCGACTAAAAAGGAGACGCACATAAAATACATGGATAGATGGAGGACGGAGAGAGGTCCCGGAACTCACGTCCTCATGGATGGTGGAATTCTTCAAGTTCCATTTGAACAACTTGAAGAATTTTATATTGAATATATACATTTGGTCAGAACTGGAAACAAGGTGTATGTTGTTGAACAGAAAACCGATGTATTTAAATTTTTTGTCGATTTGGATTATAAAAGCGACGCCGCGTTGAGCGAGGAGGAAATTACTGAATTTGTTCGGATTATGAATAGTGTGGTGAATGGCAAATGCGTCATAGCCCGGGCAAAACCAAGGCGAGTTGGTGATAAAATGAAGACTGGTGTTCACATTGTTTGGCCAGAGGTTCGCGTAACAAAAGTGGAGGCGATTGCGTTGAGAACACGAATTCTGCTTGAACTTCCAGACGACCCTGAATGGAGTCAGCGGATTGATGCAAGTGTATATGCCGGGTCCGGTCTTCGGATGATCTGGTCACACAAAAAGGAAAAAGGGTTGGATATAGAACCATACATTCCGTGGATGGAGTTTGGTGGGTCTCATTTCGATTCTGTCCCAACTGCATCTGTTCTTGGACTCTTTTCAATTCGAACAAATACACCGGTGTCATCAGTTCGTGTTGAATTGACGTGCGCACCGCTCGAACGATTTATTCGAAAAAACATCAAGGGTCAGCAGCAGGCAAATGTTCGACGAATTATTCGTAAAGGGAGCGATCGCATCGTCATTCAGACAGACTCGAAATACTGTGAGCGAATCAAAGGCGAACACAAATCAAACCACGTGTGGTTTGGCATTTCAAAGGGGTACATATCACAGTTGTGTCACGACGAAGACTGTAAAAAGTTCGTGGGTCGGGGACATATTCTTTCTCCGAGTATAGTAGCTGAACTCCAAAGCAATGTTGCTGTGGATACTACTTCTTGGATTCCTATTCGTGATCTTGTTCCCGACTTTTGGTGGAAAGAAGAGCCGATTCCTGCGAGAAGTTCATCCGTATTCGGGTCTTGATCCAGACGCGTGGGCCTCATTTCAAAAAAACATGAGTGACTATGAAAATCAAAAGCTTCCGATTGATAAACGAGCCGCTGGCCTTTACGCCGGAATTGAAGATGTTCGTAATCTTTCATTGTCCATTCAACGAGCGGATGACTTTGATATTCAAGATCAACTCGAAAATATAGCCGTACAGATTGGGATAGAGGGTGAAACAACGTTACTCGAGTATTCTCAGAAGAATAATCTGTACTT